TGCCCTTTCCGGCGATGTCGAAGGCCGCCCCGTGTTCGGGCGTCATGATGGCGGGGCATACGCGGCCTGCTCTTTCGTTAAGCACTCGACTATATGACTGACGGAAGAACAGGCCACGTAACGGGCCACGGAGGGGATGAAGGGCATGGGACGATACCATGCCCTTTCTTTTCGCTCGAAGGCCAGCGCCGGGAAAGAACGCGCTCACCCACACCAAACCTGCGGCCTTTTGGGGGTGTGCTTTATGCCATCTCAGAAGGGGTGCAATCCGGCCCTTCTTTCTTGTTGCTAGCCTTTATTTTTCAGAGGGGGGCGCTGGCTGAACATGCCGAGGATTGTAGCGTATTGCGGGAGCAACGAAGGGAAGAAGA